AGCTGCTTTTGCTTTCTTGGGCTTTGAAAAACCGAGGCGATCCATAAAGCTGTCCACAGCATCTGAAACCTCTTCTGCTTGCTGTGGTTCTTCTGTGGCGGGAGCGGCATCGGAAGCTGGCTCTTCAGTTTGGGCTGGCTCTTCTTGTTCTGCCATGTTCGGAGATATGGCGTCTAATGCGCGTACCACACCAGAAGCTTTTGGCTGTGGGTTATTAATGTCCTCATTGCCGGTTAAGCCTTCTGGCTCAGGGGCTTTGCGGATTTTCATTTGTGGCAAAGCCGAAGCCGCCATGTGTTGTTCTACTCTTTCAGCTATTTCGCTCATAAGATTATTGTTCTATAGAAATTTTAGTTATTGGAAGCTCCATCTTGCCCGCAGCAATTGTGGTTAACATAGTCAAAAAGTTTAGCAGTTGACTAGCTTTATCAGCTTCCTCTTTAGCGTCAGCTTCTTTGCGCGGGTCAGAAATAGATTCAATCAACAGCCTAGAAGCTGCTTCTTGATGGAAGGCAATCAATCCTCTTATTTGTTTTTTTAACTTAGCGCACTGGCCCTGCTGGAGCCAGTTCTGGATTTCCAACATCTGCTGGGACTCCAGTGGGGACTGGGTTATTTGTATCATACTGTTGAGGGCTAGGAGGCTGCGGCCCGCGCTGAAGCACATCTACTATCTGCTGAATCATAGTTGCGTTTTGCTGCGTCCCTTGAGCTAAAGGCTCTATTGCCTCTCCTACCTCTGAGATTATTGAGTTCCGTATCTCTTCGGCCACTGCCGCCATCTGATCACCCTGAGCTTGGGGTTGATCTCCTTGGTCTATCTTTTGCAGCTTAAAGTCTTTTGGTAATCCCAGCATCTCACCGATCTGGTTTACAACATCTAACACTTGGTCAATGCCCACAGTCTGTCTTATCTCTGGGTCACTTGCCACAATTTGGTAAAGCTGGGTCAGCGCAGCAGCCATTGCGTTATCAGAGACACGATCCGTAGAATCGCGATAGCTGCCAATAACATCAAGGCCAAGTGCAGTCTTCTGTCCTCGTACTCCAACAAGGCCAGCCCTATCCGTATCTTCCTCTTCCAGCGTGAAGCCAAGATCATTAATCTGCTCTGGCGTATAACCAGAATTAATTTCTGCATAAACTTCATCTTCTCCATACGCCATCAGACCTCTGTATATCTGCTCTTTCCATGCAAGCATGGCGTCATCTACTGCTGATGCAGTAAACGCGAGGCGCGTGGTAGTAGTATTTGCAACCGTCCTAACTTCCTCGGCGGTCTGCTCATGGCTGGCAACCTGAGCAATCTCTTGTGCTGATATGACCAGCAAACGCTCAAGCATATCTATCACTTGGCGCATAGCCCCAACTATCCCATTAGTGTCTAGTGCCGTGAACCGGACAGAAGTGAAAGCTTCCCTTACATCACTCTGGGCAAACTTGTTCTGCCTGCTTGAAAAGGGCATGAAGTTTAAGCTTCTGAAAAGCTTTTCGCCCCAGTTCTGTAGCCTATCAATCATGTCCTTTGGCACTTGATCAGTGTCAACAAAGGTCATGTTGGCTAGGTTTTGCTTAACGCTTAACAAGTACTGGCTCAATAGATTCCCCACTTGATCTTGGAACGGAACAATCTCAAGGCTTAATGACGAGTTAATGCTTTTCCCTTCATGCGGGTCATAAGCGTAGTAAACCACTGGGCAATAAGGGACAGGGGCAGCATAAAGAACAGTATCATCATTAGCCAAACAGAAACGAAACCATATAGGATGATCATAATCACCAAGGCCATGCTCACTTGGAATAAGTTTCTCATAATACTCGGTAACTAGAACCGCTTTATCATCATCAGCGGTCTTATAAACCGTGTTGATGCTGGCCTCTCTGTCAGTAATGCCGAATGAAGCCCTGCTTTTAGGGAACTCCATAGTGCAAGGAGAGACCAACTCAAGATAAGTTTTAGCTCGGCCAAGCAGATCACTTGTTCTTCCATAGGTTATCTTATCTGTATTCCAAAACTTAGGATTACTTCTGATATCCTTGTACCGCATTATCCTCCAGTAACCGCCATACGTACATCCTGAGTCAGAGTTGAAAGTGGTGGGCCTGTGGGCTTTGTCTATGAATACGCGACTTGGGTGAGGAAGGTGATAACGGATACCCTCTTTGGTGTATTTCTCCACCTCTTCCCCAGCCTCATCTAAAGCTAGTTGTTTCTCAGAATGCCACTCTTCCTGCGGGAATTGAGCCGCCCAACCGTAGTGAAGCATATGGAATATAGACTGCTTGAGTAGCTCACTGTAACCATACTGATTGGAAATAACTTGTACGCGATCTGTTAAAATTTCTGAACGCAGTTTATTTGTGGTGGTGTTTTTACCCATCTCATACTTGAACAATGGGTACTGCCTGCGGTCATTGTAAATTCTAGCCCACCTAATTGTAACGTATGAGCGCACCAATGGGACAAAAATATTAAAGAACACAGGAAGGTTCAGCTTCTGTTTCTGTCCTTTTGTGTCCTCAACTGTCTCAATCATGCCAGTAAGACCCCAGTCTCTGGCGGCATTAAGAACAGTCTCCTCACTCAAGTCTTCGTGCTGAAGAGAATGGGCAAGGGTATGGCTTACTTGTTTAAGTGGGGCGTCCCACGCAACATCTAATGCGTGGTAAATCTTATGGTTCTGTATGCAGTGGTTTAACCCTTCGTCTATCCTGTCCTGTATCCTGTCCAGAAGATATAAACCCTTATCGGATATGTCTGAATCGTCCCCAGCAAAAACTTGCTTCGCGGCCTCTGCCGTCACCCCACGCTTTGTTAGTACATTTAAATCTATCATCAGATAATCTTAGGCGACTTTTGGGCCACCATGTTTTTGTAGAACTGATCCATTATTTGCTTTCTCTTCTTCTTACTCACCGGCCTCCAAAGCTTAACATATCCAACCATACCAGATTCTTTAACCCTGCCCTCAAAATACAAAACGCTTCTGTAACCACGCCCCGTCTTGGGCTTTAGCCCATTTAACTGGATAACTGCATCTACGGTTTCGTCTTCCTTGTAGTTAACCAAGATGCTTTTCTTACTAAGCTTTCTTGGCATCCTCCTTCATAATTATAGCCACAGCTTTTGGAGCTTCTTCTTCGTCATACTCCTCATCAAATTCATTACCATACTTCTCAACTGAATCCGGGTCTAAGTCAGCCACCAACTCCTCCCCGTTTTCATTTACCAAAATATCCATAGTTATGGTGTGAGTTTCTCCCGGCTGGCAGTCAGCAAACGCCTCCTGCATTGCCGGGTCTGTTAAGTCTATTCTCAGTTCATTTGCCATAAAGCCTGCAAATCGTTAAGATATCACAGATATGCCGCTTGATGCTAGTGGGTGTTGGTATCCATCAATCAGTCCTAAGCAGCTTGAGATATTCAACTGTTCCAAAAGATACCTATTGGTCAGTGGGCCTAGATACTCCTCAAAAACAATAGGAGTCCTCCACCGATTAGTAAGGCACTGCTGGGAAACAAAGGGAGGGCGAGTTGGAATCTTTTGTAAAACCATACGCAACGCTAAGTCTGGCGTGTGGTCTGATCTTGTAGACCTTATATTACCAGAGTGGGAAGCCAACTTAATGGGGTTTAAGATAACTGTTCCTCCTAAAGTTGATGGGGTTACTAAGATGCACTACTTGCGGGTCAGCAATATGCACGGCAATGAGACAGAAATCCAGCTTCATTCTTTAGATGTTGACCACGATATTGAGGAGAAGATTAAAGGAACTAGGTTCTCATTAATATTTTTCTCTGAGCTATCCAACTTTAAAGATATGTGTGTGTTCTCCATATCAAAAGGCCAGCTACGTTTGCCCGGATTGGATTACAAGGCACACCAATGGATAGGTGACACTAACCCTGCCGAAGAAGGAACAAACTCTTGGATATACAAATTGTGGTATGAAGAGCCAAACAAAGAAGACCACCCAGACCCAGAATATGCCGAACAATTCTCAATCATTGAGTCCATGATTGATGATAACCCTTATCTTTCCGAGTATGACAAGAAGGACTTGATAGCCACATTTAGGGGAGACCCGGAAATGTATGACAGATATGTTTTAGGGAAGTGGACTGCATCTTCAACAAACGCTCATTTTGGAAAAGTGTTTAGGCATGACACCCATGTTGTCGGCAATACAGACAGCCCAATAGCAAGTGACTGGGAAGTTATCCTGCCAACAGAAAACTGCACTGAACTTATTGGAGGGTGGGATTTGGGTGACAGAAACCATGCGTTCCATATCTTAGAAAAGGTAGACACACTCAACGGAACCAGATGGACTGTGCTTGATGAACTTATCGTGCTTCACCAAGATGTCTCTCTTGAAGACTTTACCGGAGAGGCAATGGAAAGAATTGAGAAACTAGAAGAACACATCGGGCATAAAGTTAGGTGGACTCACTGGTCTGACACATCTTCAATGGTCAGGTATAGAGCAAGCGCAAACTCCTATGACCACAGGGTGGTGGCAGCCGCAAGCGGAGGAAGAATAAACCTTATAGGCGCACCCAAGTTTGCTGGGTCAGTAAGGCAAAGGGTGAAGCTTCTTAAAGATTTACTAATGCAGAACAGGCTGCACATTTCTGCCCACTGTATCGGAACTATTGATATGTTTAGATACCTCAAGAGAGGTAGCAGTGTTGGTAGATATGTGGCTAGTGATGATAATAAACACAGCTTTGATTCACTAAGCTATGCTTTAATTGGCGAAATGTCTGCCGACCTTGAGATTTCCAGCGATCCGACAACCGGAAGAATCGGCTTAACTTCCGTCCCACTTTAATTCGCGGAGATTTAAAAAGGCTATTTTTTGCCACCTTTTTTCTTCTTAGGGAACCCTGCTTTCATATTAGCATAAGCACTCTTTGAGATTGTGGAGTTTTTTTTGGAACGACTTGTTCCAGACTTTTTTCTTTTGTTTATGTTTTTATATAAGCTCATCACCATTTAACTTTATGCGACCAATAACGCGCTGATAATTTTGAGGGACTGCTATCTTGAGCATTGTGCCTAGCGTAATAGGATTTCTTCCGGGCTTTATCCTTTGCACTTGTGGGGTTTTTACCAGCACCAGTAACACCTTGCTGTCCAAACCTTATCGTCTTCACCTTGTCACCCTGCTTGGCGACAACAACGTGAGACTTTGTTTTATGATTCGGAGTCCTTTTTGGTTTGTTGTACCCGCTTACTCCTGCTCTTGCGAGCCGTGGGTCTTTTTTCTTTGGCATTGGCTACTTTCTTTTTTACTGATTTCTTCTTAGCTACTTTCTTTCTAGCTCGTACTCTAGGCTTGCTAATCTTTTGAGTGCTGCCCTTGTGAACTCCGGGGCGTGGAACGCCGCTTTGGGGAACTCCGGGTGAGACATCAGTTCCTTCGTGTTGTTGTACTGGACTGTTGTCGCGCAACCCGGCCCGATGATACTTATCAACAGCACTATCAATAAGGTTGAGTTTTTCTTCATACCTATCTGAAGCTTTCTTTTCCTTTATGTTTTCTGAGGCTTTATTAAAAAGCCGCCCCAAAACAGGGACGGCTTTTAATATAGCATAAATGAGTTTGAGGATGCCCATTATACTGTCACAGTATTAAGCTTCTCCTTTAGCCGCAGCTTCAGTCTTCTTGATTCCGTGCCTCAAAAACAAGGCAAGAAGACTGGTAATCACCACGTTAGCCGCAGCACCAAGCTCAAGCTCTCCGGTGAAATAACCAGCAACGCCAGCAAGCGCACCAGTTATTGCAGTCCAAGTAGTTTTAGATTTTAACATTACTTGCTATCCTTTCTTTTAGACTTCTCAATTGATCCAATCTTAACGTCAGTCACAGAGTTAGTTGTTTGGATCGTCAGCTTGGGGAAAGGCAATTCCACCGAGAAGTAAGGAATCTTAAAATTGATTCCATCTGGGGAAATGCCAGCGTCAGGCAGGACTCCAGCCTTCGCTCCTAAACACAATGAGGGAATAGGCCAAGACACTGTCTGCCCGAACAGCTTTAGACTAGGAGAGGGCTTCCAGCTTCCACCGAAAAGCCCAGCGTTAGCGTTAGATGCAATAGCAAAAAACACTCCAATAAGTAGGTATGATTTTATGTGTGTGTACTTCATTTTGAGTTTCTAAGGTTTCTGATTTTAAGGATAATGTAAATTAAAGTGGCAACACTAATTGCCACTTGTAGGACGATATCAATTTTTAGCATCCAATTCCCCACACCAAGAACACTAGCAAAACACACTTTAATATCGTCAATCCACCCCATATCAACCCTCCACAACCTCTGGCATTTCTATGTCAGGAGATTGTTCTGGTTGCCCTTCAGTTATGCCAAGCTCTTGTGCTAGTATTTGCACAGCCTGCCTAACTTGATCGTGTTCCGGGCTAGTTAGCCTAGCTTGAGCCGATGCGTTTGCAAGAATTTGCAACGCCTGTGTTACTTGCTGTTTATCAGTATCAGCCATAAGAGTGGATATTATATCAATATACCCCAACCCTTGCCAACCTTATACTGTGACAGTATACCTATTTGTCCTTTCCGCACTCCCCCTTGCAAGTATCCTCAAAGCAATCCTTGTTAGTGCATTTACTCGCCACCTTCGGACTCTTCCTCGCTGGATTCTTCTTCCTCGGACTCTTCCTCCTTGCTGGATTCCTCCGTTGCTGGGTTGGCTGGGCTGCCCTCCTCTGCTGCCACCGAGGTATCAATGGTGATCTCTGGAGCTTCAAAGTTTTCGGGTGGAACATCGCGCAGCTTACTGGCTTCAATCTGGCTATCCAACTGGGCAATGAACCCGTGGTTAGCAGCAAACTGGCTTACAAGAGCAGATGCCCCCGACTTCACCTCATCCAACGTGGGCTTGTTATCCTCGTCGTAATTATGAACGCCATCCACATAAGCAGAATGTTTCTCGGTTTCGTCTGTTGCAGTTAGACCGATCACAACAGAACAGACTTTACTGTTGTCCTCGCATGAGCACATAGGCTCAAACCTCACACATTTGTATGTATTAGCCATAATTATTTATCTCTCGTCATAGGCATTAGCAAAGGGCCGCGCCAATTAGCTGGCACAACTAAGTCCTCTGTCTTGCTGCCAAAATCAAAAATACTCTTCTCTTCTTGTGAGGGGTGCGCTGGAAAATACTCTACATCCAGTCCGCCGAAATCCACCTCAAGGCTTTTTAT